GGTTATATCGCTGTTAGCCCCTTTCTTCGCCAGCGATTTCTGCCCCGGTACGGTGACGGGCACACCGTTAATCGTGATAGTGACGTCTGTAGTACCGTTCATCACATCAGCGAAACCGCTCATGTAACGCTGGTACATAGTGAATGTTTCAGCGATGTCCTGCGCCAGACCGTCAACGCTCAGGCTGTCGCTCAGAAGAATGGCATATTTGGTTCCCGCAGGGATAGCAGGGTTAGCAGCTGGCGTAACGGTGAGAGAGGTTGCGCCGCCGATAGCGGTGATCTGGAAAACCTGCGCTGGGCTGGTCAGCGCGATGACGGTACAGCCGTTACGAATCAGTGAGCCAGCTGCAGTGAAGTTTGTGCCGGTACCTGTAAGGGTGTTTCCGCTGATGGCAATAGTGCCAGTGGTATAAATCATATTATCTCCAGGTAATAAAAAACCCCGCCGGAGCGAGGTTGATTTAATTAGGCAGTGTATTCAGACGTACATATCGGGCAGAACCGGAAGGCTGAGCGACGTCACCGTGTTATTACCGAAAATGGCATATTGCTCGCGCCCAAGATATTTTCCGCCCTGAACTGAAGCGTTGCCGTTCTGTATTTTTATTCCGAACATTCGATATACATACATGCCGTTTACCGTATGCACCATTAGCCCAAACCTACCCAGCGGAACATATCCGTTACCGATGCTCACGGCACTTGTCGAAGGGGTCCAGAGTTGGTTGAGGTATACGAATGGTCGTTTTGTGGTTGAAAAGGTGCAGGCCCCTGCAGCATTAAAAATATTGAGGCCGGTACCCGGCTGCGGCGCTACGCCACTGGCAAAAATAACGATGTCTATCGTGCCGGTTGCGGGAGCATCATCGTTCGTGGACGGAGGGCTGAAGAACCTGACCGTGTTACCGTCGAAGTCAATCGTGTTACCACTGTTACAGCGCCCGAAAACGACGTACTTCGACTTGTCGTATCCTGCTATCGTCGGAACCGCCCATCCTCCGGTCGGAACACTTACGGTCCCCTTCCAGATACACTGCCCTGACTGCGTGGCATTGGTTATCGAGGTGAAGTCAGTACTGTCGCTGATAAGCAGGCCCACCCCGCTTCGCTGACCTGTCGGAAATATCTGCCAGACACTACCGGGAAACGTATAGGTGCTATCTCTTTCACTAATGCCCAGAGCCTGCATTCTCGAATTCTGCGTAACCCTGCCACCAGAGATGGTTATGGAATTCATTTTATGCCACAGCCCCGCATCAACATAGGCAGTCGCATACGGTATAAACAGCACCTGCGCACCTGAAACATAACCAGCGATGTCCACATACTTTGCTTTCTGGTAGCCAGTGTCAAAGCTGCCACCAAAAGACGGGCATCTCAGGCCCGCCGTTATCTCCATACGCTTTCCGCCGTCATTAAGTTCTATCAATAATCCTGTCGGCATCTTATGTCCATGTCCCCAGTACAATCCGGCCACCACCAGGAATATTAATGGTTACGCCATTACCATTAATCACCGTTGTGTTGCCGGAGCCATTGAAAGAAAAATTACCGTTTGTGGCGTAAATCGAGCCACGAACGGTCACATTATTGAACGTCGCGTAGCCAGACTTGTTGATGTGCCAGCCAACATTTCCGGTGCCGTCCCATGTTGAAGACTGTATGTAGTTTCCTATCTTAGTGTTCTCAATGGTGCCATCCTGAATGAAGCTGGCGCGGATGAATGTCTGCCCATTCTGGATGACAAAAGGCAGAGTAACTGCGCCGCCAGCCTGACTCATCACAGCGAAACGGTCAGCAATGAAGAGAACCTGCGTCTGCATTCCAGATGGCGTATTCTGAACACCAATCCCCATCCCTGCTGCATACTGATTACCATTAGAATCAACAGCGACCTTGATGCTGTACATCGCATTCAGGTTGTTATTGATGTCCGCTGATACCTGGCTGTTCTGGACAATCGCTGCAGACTGACCGTTAACCGTGACCTTTAGCGAATTGATTTGCGTAGCAGACGCCTGGGTAAAATCAGCAAGTGTCTTCGACAAGTCAGTGACATTCGCCGTGTTCCCACCGGTGCTGGAATCCAAAGCGCGCAATGACTCAGCGACAGCTTTACTGGCGTCGGCCATCACATTGTCTACTCGATCGATACTGGCTTTGTTATCTCCATACTGGACGCTCAGGAGGTTGCGCTGGTTAACCTGCGCGAGCGTACTCGTTATTAGCGCGATAGCATTGTTCTGAATACCGCCGCTGGCCTTATCAGTTTGTGCACCCAGCTCTTCCAGGCGTGATGCCATTGAGGAATCGAGGTCCGTGACAACCTGGCTAAGGTCAGTGATTGATGCTGTATTCTGAGCACCTACAGCAGCTGCTGAATCAGCTTTGTCAGATGCGGCCTGAGTGGCAGCCGTCAATTGACTTACCGCAGAAGCGCGAGCTTCAGTTTCCGTTGCTAACGCCTGGCGAACATCAGTAATACCCGCTTCATTCTGGGCAGTTTTCGCCTCTAGACGAGTAACATCCGTGACGCGCGCTTCCGTCTCAGTAGCGATCACCTCCCGGAGCTGTTCGAATTTCGCAGAGTTTGCGCCCTGCTGCGCAGTCTGCCGCACAACAACATCAGCAATAGCAAGCGCGTTGCCGATGATTGCTTCTGCTGTCTGCTTATTCGAACCTACTGCTGCTGCCAGACCATCGGCGTTCTCCTTAATCGCATCAGAAAGTTCGACCAGTTTCTCGCTACTTTCTACGGCACTCTCTATCAGATCCTTGAATACCTCAGAATCTTTAATCTCCTCCAGGATCACATCGGTGATGTCGGAAACATCGATGCTGGCCTGCCCGCGCACCCAGTCGGTGTATCCGGACTCGTTGCCGCTACGGTCCACCAGCTGCGCGCGGTACCAGAAAATCTGCCCAGCCTTAAGTCCCATCTGCTGATATTTGCGCTGCGGGTAAGGTACATCGGCCAGCAGCATCGCATCGTCTTCCGTCCCGGTCAGGCTGTACTGAATTTCCGTCTTCAGCGTGTCGTCGGTGTTCGCCGGGAATCCCCAGCTCAGCTCGATACCGAAAACCACATTATCGGAAGCGATGAAGCCGACCGGTTTCGGCGGATTGCCCACTTTACCCGTAAGATTTACTTCTGATGATGTCGCCCATACTGATGAAACGTCGCTGGCGTTCACCGCCCTGACACGGACCAGATAGCGACCCGAGTAGATACCCTGAACTTCAAAGCCGAGAGAAGACGTTCGGGGCACACTAATCCAGTTGCCGCTGTCACGCCGCCATTCCGCCTCGTAAGCAACTGCACCCTGAACAGCATCCCAGGCAACGCGCATAGTGGTAATCGCAATGTTCTGGTTAACCGTAGAGTAACTGTCTACGACAATATTTCCTGGGGGAGCCTGAACCCCCGGTGGAATGACACTGACTGGCCGCTCGTCCAGTCTTGCGCCGGTATCAACAGCGGAATAGATATCAGGGTTGTAAGTCGTCCCGGTGACCTCGAAAGTACCGTCGTTGTTGTCCCGCGTTCCCGTAACACGGAAAAGCGCTATAAACAGATCGTCAGAGTCCACACCCCAGTTACATTCAGCCTCCGGTGTTTCGCTGTAGGGTGTGGTGACAGTGACTGTGTTTCCGTTAACGGCCTGGACGGTTCTGGCCTGAGCTGTGCCTGACGGAAGATTCAAAAACAGCCGGTTCCCGGCCTTCACATCAGCGGCGCGATCGAGGGTTATGTTGCGGCCGTTAACCGCACTCACCCTGCCACCGATAGTTCTTCCGGCCAGCTCGTTAGCTGCCACGCCGATCACCTCACCAACGGGGGGAACGTCCATGCCCGTTCTGAAGGTCACTACCTCGCCGATACCGTTAGTGAGCAGCGCCCAGCGCCCCCGCCGGTTTGCCTCTGACTGCCTGGTGCAGCCGATCGCAGTCATTTCGAGCTGACGATAATCGAAGCGCATGGCCAGATCGTTATCGTAAACAGGCTCAGGCGTGTCTTTATAGTGGTTGGCTGGGTCTGACCAGTTCACCAGCGCGGCAGTGTTTCGGGTGGTTTCACTCGGATCCGCAAAGGTAAATTTTCCTTCAACAACGCTGGCGTGGTTATAGATGTGCCACACATCCCGTGGCATATCAGCCAGGACATACATCTTATTGTCGCCCCAGTACGTCATGCCGCGAAATATACCCGCCAGATCACGAAGTACAGTCCAGGCGTCATTACGGTCCTGGATATAAACGTTGCAACGAAAACGAGGCTCCGTCCCACTTCCGCCCTTGCCATCTGGTACCAGTTGATCGCAATACTGGGCGATGCGATAAAGCTCCCATTTGTCTATCTGAGTCGCATCAATTCTTTGACCCAGCCCGAAGCGCTCGTTCAGAATGATGTCGTAATAAATCCAGGCAGGATTATCCGTCCATGCCCATTTAAATACGCCCTCCCATGTACCAGAATAAGTGCGGGTTTCGGGATCATAAGTATCAGGTACACGGATGATTCGCCCTTTCGGATTACACACAACCTGAGGAATGCCATTAGGGAACTGCTTTGCGTCAAACTCTACATACAGCAGCGCTGTGTTAACGTAGCGAAGTTTGGCGTCAATAATTTCAGTAACGGCCACAACGCGCATGGTGTCGACGATATTCACGCTCGTGGAATCCGGCGTGATTCTGCGAACCCGCAACTGCCATCCAGTCGAGGCTTTCGGAAGATTGACGCGGTGACTGCGCTCATAAAGCGACGTGGTTTTGTCATCAACAGCACCGTTAACCACCGTTTCATACGGCCCGCCATCGACCGACAGATCGATAGCATACTCTACGCGGGTGCCGACTTTATCGCCGTTGTTTTTCTGGAGTAAAAGAGTTGGCCATCCCAGGCGAATTCGCAGCGCAGAGAGCTGCGTGTTGGATACCGCGCGCACGTACGGCACAGCCTGTTTCAGCTCGTATGAAACCTGAAGTTCGTTTTCAATGCCGGGGAAGCCCTGAATGTAGTCCTGGTCCTGAGTACCGGAACGGAACTCATATTTCACATTATTGAAGTTATAACTTCCGTCGGCGTTCTGAAGAGGCGTGTAGGAAGATGAGTCACCAAGAAAGATGTTTTTAGCATCAAGCCCGCCAGCGAACTCACCCTCTCCAAGAGCAATCAGCACCTTTGCCCTGGCAATGGACTGAATGCTGTCCGGTGCCTCAACAGGCGTTCGGGTCTGGTTGCTGCCACCTTTGCCGCGGCCTTTGATGATTGTCGTCGTCATATCGCGTCCATAAAAAAAGCCACCGTCAGGTGGCTTACAGTGGGTGATTTGGTTTATTGCTGGTCTTCTGCATATATCCCGGCGGAGATAATAGCGCCGCCTATTTCTCGCTGACCATAAAGCAGGGGAACGGGATTGCCAGATGCCGTCGTGTTAACTGGACCACCAAACGCATAGGAGGGTTTGTTATCAGGTTCCTGACGCATTCGCAGACCTGAAACCTGAGGAGAGAGCATTTGCACTACACCGCCAACGGCCATAGAGCCAGCTGCGGCATATAGTGCCATTTGTGTGCTTGCTGCCCATCCTATTGGGTTCCACCAGGTAAAGGCCGCAATTGCGGCGGCAGTAACAATTTGAAAGAGCCCCGCCCTTTTACTACCGCGTATGACAGGGATAATGCGGAGCTCATCACCAGGCCCAAGAAGATCAAACTCTTCCTTGCCTATGTTTATTTGGTTTCGGAAGATGACAAAGTCCAGCCCTTTCGCTCTGGTCTCGCGCAGGTAGGAATCAAATCCATCAATAGTGTTAGAAAGCGCCCTGAAAACTTCGCTGGCGGACGTTAGTGCACGGCGATGTGTCCTGCCAAATCGCTGAGCCATTGAGCCGCTGAGTTTGATAACGGTTTTTCTTTCCATTACATCAAATCCTTATAACGCAGAATTTTGATGGTACGGTCACGGTAATAGCCACCGTAGGGAATACGCTGGCTTAGCTGGCCATACATGTGATGCAGTAGCATGTTGCCATCAAGCAAAATCCCGGCATGGTTCGGGACGGTGGACTGAACCTGCATGATAACCATGTCACCTGGCTGAGCGGGACCGTCGTACTCACGGAAACCGCATTCCTGCCAGTTATCCATATAGAGGTTTTCACCCTGCTCCCACCAGTGGCGATCTACGCTGTAGTTGGGCAGTTCAATGCCGTGCTCGATGCGGAAATAGTCCATGATGAGAGACCAGCAGTCTGCATACCCGAGTACAAACTGGCGCCCTGTGAGGGGACGGTCTCCGCGAGGCATGACGGTGCGAATGTCGCCCTCCGGCCACGATGCAATAATCCAGGGCAGTTCCGTGGCATCACACATCAGCATGTCGAGCTCGCTCGGCTGAGTTGTTGCCCCGTCGCCGGGATGGCTGTGGACGATCGCCACCACAGTGCCCTGCTCTTCAGCGGCCGCATAATCCTCAGGATTAAGTTCAAATTGCTCAGTCGGCGACTCAGCATTATTTTTGCAGGGGATGTATTTCTCCACCCGCCCCTTCTGAATAACCACGCCACAGCACTCCTCGGGGAAGGATGCGGCGGCATGCGCCAGAATGGCGCTAACTGTTTTGTCGCGCATGATTATCCTCTCAGAAGTGAAGAGCCGGGGAACCCGCCATAATCCAGCTGTTCATTCTCTCCGAAGCGAGGTTTACAGCCCGTTGACAGCAATCCGGAGCAAACATCCTGTGAAGGATCGTCCACCCGATTGCCGTCTTTATCGAACCAGCCGTTTTGCCCGGCGTAGGTGCAGCCGTTCCCGGTTTTGTACCAGCCCCGCATGCACCACGTGCACATTGGCTGAATTTGCCGGGTCGGAATGAGTTGCCCTCGCAAATCGGCTGGACTTGAAAGCTCAAACTCTACGTTTTCATCGTCTGACCCTGATTTACGGTCGATGTAATAAACCTGTTTGCGCTCCTCGTTGGGATTCGCAGTCGGGTTCCCGCCAGGAAAATTTCTTGCGTCCATGTAGTGAGCGAAGGTGTCATGGATGATCACCTTTGCTTTAGCCATCCCCTGAAACCTGCGGCACAGCGCGCCAATCGTACCGCTGATGTTTGCAACAGTGAGTGACGGCCGTGAACTCTGGCCGTCACTGCTTACAGATATGCCGGTCAGTTCATACGGCCACGCGCCATACTCCTGCCCCTGCCACCACACTGACTTCGGCTCAAGTTTTGACTCGTCGCCGCCTGCGGCGATGATTTCCGCCTCGGTATGCGGGATTGTCTCGTTGTGAAAGCGAAGAATACCCGCACCGAACGCTGAGCCGTCTACCTCAATCAGGCGGACGCGCTTACCCGGCTCCAGTTTCTGGACATCAGATGAAATACTCATGGATGGTATGCCTGTATGAATGTGCTGCTGAGGGTGTATTTTTTGTTGCCGTGGGTAGATATCTGGAAGGATTCCGCGCGCCATAAACCTGAAGGCTCAAGCGGTGGCTTCCAGATAAATGACTTCCACCCTGCATGTCTGTTCAGAAAGTTTTTAATGGCCTGAATGTAAGCCTCATCGCCGGTAAAGCTCACACTCCACTGAGGTGTTACCGGGTTGATGCCGTCCCCGGCCACCTGTGTATAGCCATCGCCAAACTGCGCCTTTCGGGTACGAAAACTTGTATCAACCTGTGAGGCAACCTTTGGGCACCAGCTGAAGGTTTCGACTGCCATGGTTAAACTCCCTTGATTAATCGCCACAGAGGCGAGCCCGGCATGCTGGCCTGTTCGTTAATGACACCAGTGATGGCATCCTTAAGCTGCCTGCCTGCTGCTCCGGCGGTTCCCTGACTGGCTGCCTGTGGTGATCCACCCTGAATATTGATATCGCCGAAGTTAACTGAAGGCACACCGCCTGAGACCTGCGGAGTACCAACTGCCCGAACTCCCAGCGAACCATCAGCGGCGCGCGTAAGCGGCATAATGGCTTCCGGACCAGCCTCGGCAAAAACGCCTGCGCCTTTGGCAAAAGCAAACAGCTGAGGCGTCTGGAAAACGCCATTGCTGTAAGCGCTCAGGGAAGGAGAGTCGTAAACATTACCCTTCGCGTTAAAGGTGAAGTTCGCGCCAGCGTTCTGAATTGCAGTACCGCTGCTGGCGGTAGCGGCAGACGAGGCACCAAAACTGAACAGGGAGCCAATTGAACTGACGCCGTTAGCAACAGCCATATTGACCAGAACGTTCTGGATAATCTTCAGCACGCTGACGCCCCAGTCCTTCCAACTGTCAACGTTGCCATTGAGCATGTCGGTAATCGTGGTGACAGCGCCCCCCATAGCCTGCTTCATGCCGTCAGCAGCCATGGAAGAATAATCCGTAGCTTCGTCCACCCAGTTCGCATAACCTTCTGACAACCCCGTCATCCAGTCGTCACGCTGCGCATCAGAAGCTGAGTAATATCCCTCCTGGTCGCGCAGGCGCTCTTCGAGATAGCGCTTATTGAGTGCCAGCCCCTGCTGATAGAACGTCTCGTCGATTTCACCAGCCTGGCGCTGGCGAAGAAGATCGGTATTCTTCTGCTCAAACTCCTTACGCAGGTTGAACTGCTCCTGAAGTCTTTCCCGGAACCGGGTACCCTGCCCGTAACCCAGCAGTTGCGCTTCATTAGCTGCGCGGGCGCTGGCGTTACTGTCAGCAAGGTTGGCTTCGTAATTTCGCAGTTGCTCACGCAATTTAACCTGGTCAATCAGCGCAGCATTCTGCAATACCGTCTTCTTCTGGGCTTCTGTCAGAGAAGCAAGTTCGCCCTGGCTGACCTGGTACTTAACCTTCGCCAGTTCAGTATTCTGGCCTTGCAGGGCAATCTGCTCTTTTTGCTGCTTGATAAGGCGCTTATACACATCCTCGGTTTTCTCGCCTTCGGTTTTACCTCCCTTCGCCTTAGGTTTGTTGGCCTCATTATTCCGCCATTCAGCAAGACCGTTATTAATCAACTCCTGACGGCCTGTCTGGAATTGTGGATCACTGGTTAACCCCAGGTCATCGGCTGCATAACTCAGCCGCAGGCGCTCTTTGGCCTCCCCCTTCCGGCGTGACAACTCCAGATCCCGGCGGCTCTTTTCGAGGGCATCGGTTTGCTTTTTGTCGAGGTCTGCCTGCGGAAGTCTGAGCGGGACGTTAGCCAGCCCTTGCCGGGCCATTAATAGCTGATTTCCCAGACCCAGCAGACGGTTAAATTCAGTATGCTGACCATTCATCATGATCATCGATTGATATACCGCATTCTGTCGCCAGGCTTGTTCGCGTATTAAATCATTACGACGCCGCTCAATTTCTTCGAGAGCCTGCTGAATGCCGCGAGATTTATCTCGCATGTCATTCAATTTTCCCTCTTCAACAGCGAGTTGATCTGTGACGATGGCTATCGCTCTCAGGATATTTGCATCGTTCTCGCTCGTAATGCCCGGCTTACCACGGGAGGCATTAAGATCGTCAATTTGAGACTTCAGGTCACCAACCTTCCTTGCTTGCTCATCAATCAGACGATTTTGCTCGACAAGGGCTCCAACAGTCCTACCACGGTTGTCATCCGTTTCCGATAGGGACATGCGAGATGTTTTCTCTCTAATCTCGTCAATTTGACTGGCATACTCCTGCGCAGAACGACGCGCCTGCTCCTGATTCTGATACATCGCATACCAGGCGCCTGCTCCCAGCATCACCAACCCAGGCACGCCACCAATCAAGCCAAGCGCACCACTCATGAGCCGGGTACCGACAGATGTCACGCTATTGAGATTACTTTGAGTCGAAACACGATTTGAGAGGTTACGGTTTAAGGCACCCTGAGCGGCAGCCAGCCGTCTTTCAGCGACAGCCTGAGCGTCGGCATTTTTAGCTGCTACCAGCCCTGCCTGCGCACGTTCAAGTGCTGTTCTGGCTCTCACTTTTTCCGTAGCTGTACCACTGGCAAGAGCGGTAGTCAGTCTGGTATGGGCAGCAGTGACTTTTGCTTCAGCTGCCGCGACTTTCTCTTGCTGAGCCGCCTGAACACCTGCACTTCTTGAACTCTGTACTGCTTGCTGAGCCCGATAAACTTCAGCCCTGGAAGCCGCAACAGCGGACTGAGCCGCTTTGTCCTGCGCGACAGCAAGAGCAACCTCTGACTTAGCGGCTGATATTAGTGCACCAGTTGCACTCGTGGCACTGGTTACAACTCCGCTGAGATATCTTGCCAACCCAACGCCAACAAGCGCACCAGCTACTGTTGTTATTGTGGACATATTGTCAGCAACTTCACTGAGCGCACCGCTCACTGCTGATGAGGTAAAAGAATCAAGCGTCTGTGCGACATTATCCAATCCGCCAGACAACGCATCAGTAGCACCGGTTGCCTGGTTTACACCGCCCACCCAGGCCATGAATGAGTTAGTTACTTTTTGAAGGGATCCGGAAACCGTTTGTGGCATGCTGGCAAATTCGCCCTGCAACGCTCCTAACTGGCTCATTAAAGCTGGGACAACCTTATCAATCGTAAGCTGCCCCTGGTCAGCCATGCTCTTAAGATCTTTACGAGCCACACCCATTCCCGCAGCCAATGCGCGGATTACCCGGTCCCCGGCTTCGTTAACGGCATTAAATTCTTCACCGCGAAGAACGCCTTGTGCGAGCGCCTGGCTGAACTGAGTGATAACAGAACTCGCCTCCTGAGTGTTAGCCCCAGAAAGTTTAAGACCGGTAGAGACAGCTTCTGTAATTTTCAGAACTTCGTCAGAGCTATAACCGTACTCGCGCATTGAGGCAGCTGCGCGGGAAAAAAGGTTTGCGTTATCTGAAAATGCCGTGCCGGTTCTTTGGCTGATTTCCATTAACTGACGCTGTGAAGCAGCAAAATCATCAGCAGAAGATGATGCCTGTTTAAGACGAGCGTTTACGGAATTCCACTCATCAGCAATCTGCACAATTTTACCCGTTGCAAAAGCTGCCGTAGCTGCGGCGGCAGCCCTTCCAGCCGATGCAAATCCGGCAGTCAGATCAGATAATGCCCTTTCGCTCTCTCTGGCGGCAGCGGCGGCCTGACGACCACCATTTTGCATGGTTCGGTAATAATCCTGCCCCATGCGTGAGGCGCGGGAAATTTCCGACTGGAACGATTGGGAGTTAGCAGAGATTTTGATTATCAGTTCGCGAAGAGTTGCCATGCTTTCACCAAATAAAAAAGCTCGCACACAGCGAGCTTCGTATTGAATAAAATTGCCCTACCTGCAAAGCGTCTTATAGACCTCAAGAAATGCCTTGTCGTCCTCTTTAATCACCACTGCTGAACCATTACTTGTTAATTTCCCATCAATAATCTCGACATAGACGTAAAATTTATTACGATAACTTGTGCCATCATTATTTTTTTTGTAAGTCACATCACCACAAACGTATGCTGCATTATCACCATACTTAAAATATTCAGCGTTAAACTTAGCATCATCTGGGTTATTTAATTTCTCTCTGACGATGTTTTCGCCATTTTTAATAAAATCATTTTTCTCAGGCTTACACGCGCTGATAAAAAACAAACACATGACGGCTATAATTAACTTTTTCATTTTTGCACCTTGATTGCATTATTCATGCTAATGCTAAACCCAGGTACTAGATTTGTCACTGAGTTGCAGCTGTAAGCGCTGCCTCAAGCCCTGCAAACGGGTCATTCGGTTCTGATTGCTCCTCACCACCCCAGCGCAGGATCGCATCGTCCAGCGGTACTTTTGCCCCCTGCGAACCGTAGATGGCAGAGACGAGCTGAGCTGCCTGAATGTCACCGCGAATATCGCCAACCGGACTTTGCCTGTCGTACTCAATCCACATCAGAAGCTCGCTTGCCGTCATATTCTGCCGAAGCTCTGAGAGCGTGCGCCCCATCCGGAGCGCAAGCGACATCAGAAACTTTACGCCGGGGGTTGAGACTTTTCCCGCGCTTCGTCCGCGTTGTTGATCAGGTCAAGCGCCTGTTTGAGCAGGCGTGAATGGACGGGGCCGTAGATTTCACGCACCTGCTCTTCTTCGTCTACGCTGAATACCGGTTGCTTATCGGTGTCGCACAGGACGTCAATGAAGAGCACCACGTCAGCGCAAAGATTACGGTGTGCCTTTTCCGATACCGACACATTTTCATCATCAGCACCCGCTTTCACCACCTCCTGCCAGCGCAGCCAGGCTTCTCCAGACGGCTCACGGAGAACCACTTTGACGCCTTCCCACTCAGGAACGGCGACCATCTTATGACGAAATCCCGACATCTTAGCCAGGGCGAGATTTTTAATATTCTTCATGCGACCTCTCAGGAGCCAGACTCGATGCTTTCAGGCTTACCTTTCAGGCGCAGGGAGAACGTTGCCGCCACTACGCCGTTGGTACCGGAAGACCAGGTGTGCTGGCGGATTTCAGCCAGGAACTTAAAGCCCTTGCCGGACGGGAAGATAACCTGGAACGCGTAGGTAGTATCGTTGTCATACGCATCACGCAAGGCGTCCTGCGCCGGATTCTTGTAGAAGTTTCCGGACAGAGAGATTTCTGACGGAGAAGGCAGACCGTTAATGTTTTCCTGCTCGGTCGAGCAAAGCGTCGTTACGTCGATATCCTGCTTCTGACCACCGGTGAACTGAATTTCTTTGATGGTGCAACTCAGATCGAGGAAGGTTGCGGAATCCATCGTTTCTTTGGTGGCTGGCAGAGAGGAAATAAGGATCTTCGTCAGCTGCGATTTTTCATAAAGTGCAGACATAGCTGTCTCCTGGAAAAAGAAAAACCGCCATCAGGCGGGTTCGTTGGGTGAATTAATTGTCAGGGGGTAACCCTGAAATCGAGGGTCATGCGGTAGAGTCGTCGATGGGGCTCGTATCCGGGGAGCCTGGCGACCTCCGTCGGGTTTAGTGGCCGTAGCGCCACTAGAGCATCTTCCACGAGCGCGCGCGCCTCTTTGATGGAGGTTGAGTAAGCATCTACCTGAATGGAAACCCTGCTCTCTGCCTGGCCACACAGCACGTCAGCGGAAACATCATCGACGATGGAAAAGATAATCCAGGGTGGAGAGACAGACGGTTTCCCGTCACTACCTAATGGCGCAACGTAGGGATATACCCGCTCTTCTGCCAGGGGAGAAAGCAAAGCGTAGATATCATCTTCATTCACTTGCTCAACACCTCATCAATAGCCTGATTCATCCTGGCAATGGCGACGCTGGCGGCCTCTTCCTCGCGCGTATCGTAAGCGGGTCGCACAAAAGGATGCGCAGGCATGTTCGCAGTGCCAAGCTCCACAAAGCGCCAGTAAAAGGCGTTTCTCGGGTTATTCGCCTTCATCGTGTTATCGCTGTTGCCGGTGCGCGGGTTAACGCCACGAATATGGACGCCGGAAGAAATTTCCCCGCGGCGACGGCTTTTTTGGGTCACCACCACCACGTTTTTTTTCAGTTTCCCGGTACGCACCGGAGCGCGGGCGATCACTTCTTCCTTAAGCACTTCGGCGCCGGCGCGCGTGGCATCACGCAGAACCTTGTTGTTTTCAGCGCGGCTAAGCGCCTCCAGATCCTTTGCGATGTCATTTAACCCGGAAAAATCGAGGCTCGTCTCAATCATTTTTCAGCTCCCGTTTTGCAAAGAATTTCCAGGCGAGTGCCGGTCGCATTTGCTACAGGAGGACCGATGATATTAAGCACCTGACCTTTATGCGGGCCGCTGAGCACTTCCAGACGAGAAGAGGCGTTCACCTCTGACCTGAAGCGCATCCAGACGCGAATGGTTGCCTGCGCCGTTTCCGCGCCGCCTGAAAGCTGCTCTCTGCCGCTGATCCCCTTCACCTCAGCCGGGACCGGGTTGCCACCAATCCACGTTTCAACCGGCTGACCAGATGGATCGCGCGAAGTCGTGAAGGTGAGAATTTTTACCCGGTGCCTGAATCGTCCAGGTTCCATCAGGAGCCCTCCTCAGGTTCAGATTTACCGCGCCAGTTGCGATGGATGAACATCATCCGTTCTGCGGAGGCGTTCTCATAAAGCTGTACTTCACTCTGCGCGGTCCTGTGCTCGAACATGTCCGCAAACACCAGCAGTACGGCCCCCTTAACGGCTGCAGGAATATCAGCTGCAACTTTCCATGCCGGTTCATCGCACCAGCGTATGCAGTAGTCAAAAGCCGCCTGCGCGTACAGGGTGATCAACTCGTCCCTGTCGTCTTCCTCAAACTCAATCTGCTGTTTGAACAGGCGGAGGCCAATTACATCGAGAACATCTATCGCCATACGTTAAAAGGGCGGGTCACCCCGCCCCCTCCATCATGAGCCAGAAGAGAAAGTGCCCTTGATGATTGCCGTCGGGCGATAGTGCGCCAGCGCAAGGCGTTCTTCACACAGGATGGTCAGCATGTTTTTCACGAAGTTATCGCGGTCTTCACGGCTGACTTCCACGGTGGCATCCATGCGATCCCACACCTGTGAGGCCATATCGAAACCGCCCACCGTAAAGGTACCTGCGGCCTGTGCCTTAGTCGGGACTACTGGCAGACCCCACATGATGTTGCTGGTAAACGCCTGAGGACCGCCGAAGATATAGCGGCCTTCATTGTCTTTCAGCAGCGCAATGTTGTGCCAGTCGCGCGGGTTCAGGACGATACCGGAAGCGCTAAACTCAGATTCGGTCACCTGATAAATAGCGTGAGCGATAATGTCAGCACGGGTGTCGCCGGTGGCATTCAGCGAGGTGTCGTAGGCGGTTGCCACTTTGTTCAGACCTTCCAGGTTATCCCCGGTGCCGTCTCCGTTCAGAAGCTGGCCTTCTTCCTTCAGTGCCAGGCCGTACATGAGGCGATTGTTAACGTAGGACTGCAGCATCGGCGCATCGTCCATCACCTGACGTGATGCCTGCACCCAGTGCGCGATAGTCTTCACGTTCGCGGTCTGCTTGCTGAATGTGATATCCGATTCTGGCTTAAGCGCTTTCTCAGCCACCACATCGGCGTTATTGGTAAACACCTCTTCACGCACATATTCCAGAGCGTTACTGGAAATGCGGCCCTGAGCCAGCAGGTCACGGATGGTCAGACGGCGCAGGCCCGGCATGATAATTCCCGGGATCTGCATAGGCTGGATCAGTGCGCCAGCAGAATCAGCGTCACTGCCGAGCGACTTATTGAACGTCTTCGCATCGAAGGTGCCCTGTTTACCGTCCCATGACTTAATGAGCTCTTCAGCAGCTCGTTCAGAGAAGGATTTCTTCTCACCCGGATTCTCAGCGCCGGATGCCAGTTTCTGTTCAAGATCGAAGAGGCGGGTACCGGATTTGGTCAGTTCTTCCTGTACCTTCACCAGGTCGGCCTGCAACTGTTTTGATACCTTACCCGTGCTTTCGATTTCTGCTTTCTGTGCATCGAAAAGCTGGGACATTTTCTGCTGGGATTCTTCAATAGCTTTTTGAATGAGAGCGAGTTCAGACATAATTAATTACCTAAATTAGAAGGGAAAGATTTAATGCTCTGAAGCAGAGCGTTGATTTGTGCTTCGTTTCCGTCGCCCTCGGACTCGCTCCGAATCGCTGACTTAAACCGGGCTATTAGCCCAACTGCCTGTGATTTGGTGAGCCCGACTGAATCCCTCAGCCAGTTCTCCACATCACGAATTGTTTCAATGCCATCGACACTTTTCATGGCTGCGATGCCAGCCTGTTCATTGGCGGGGAAAGTGCAGACGCTGATTTCGCGCAGAGCCTGGATATTCTTAAAAATGCGGCCTGTTGGAATGATGGTGTAATCGTCTTTCGCAACGGAAAAGCCAACCGACATACCTTCAACCGTACCGTGCTGCATTGCCGCTTTCAGGTCGGCGGCGCCGCTATGCCCTGGGGTAAGTTGACCGCGCACATAAAGGCCTTTTTCGTCTTCGGCCAGGCTGTCCCATTTACCAACCGGCAGCTCCCACGTCTTATGGTTGAAAAACATCGCCACTTTGCGGGTCTGGTTCGCCAGTGCGTTTTTAAACGCCCCGGGCAGAATGATGTCGCCATCGGAATCGGTGTTATTAAAAACAGAGGCGTAGCCTTCAAAAATCCCCTGTTTACCGTCACCGGTGAATTTGATTTCTGTCTCGTCGAAGGACAGCGTTTTTACGATCTCAGGCATTACGGCCCCCATAAAATTAAGCCCCGTTATTACGGGGCTCTTTGTTGGTTCCTAAATCGGTGATCGGCACGTATTGCGACTGCCGCATTGCCACATCCCCACCCGGCAATGGCGGGAGGTTGTCTGTTCGTCGCATCTCGTTGATGGTGCGTAGCCCTGCCTCTCCCATTGCCTTCATAAAGGCAGCGCGGGATGCCGAATCACCCCTCAGCAGGCCGTCGAGGTTGTGCTCAGCATGAATGCGGCCGACATCCTTAGCAGGAATAAGCCACCGCTGAACGCTGTTTTCCCACCGGGAGATATAGGGCTGCAGGGTGTACTGCAGGAAGCCGAGATTCTGCTGCTCGATGCCCGATCCCCAGCTCGTTGATTTCTCGACGTCGCCGACAAGGTGAGGCGGTACGCCAAAGAATCGCGCCAGTTCACTTACCTGAAATTTTCGGGACGCCATCATTTCGGCATCCTGCGGCGTTACGCCAATTGCCGATGTGGAAAAGCCCGCTTCCAGAATCCAGAGGCGTTTTTTAACCGGACCGCCGGCGATCTCTTTGAAGTTCTCTTCGACCTGCGAGCGCTGCTGTTCAGTTAGCACTTTTTCGCCGGTTGAGAGGATTTGCGGAGACTTGGCGCCATTGGCAAAGAAATCTCGCTGCTGGTCCTCCATCGCAACTGCCACACCTGCCGATTTACAGGCAAAAGCAATGGGTGACAGGCCGACCAGCCCGGTGAATCCGAAGCCTTTAAGGTGAAAAATCTCTCTCTGCGAAAAGTCGGCGTATTCGCTGTCGCGTTGATAGCGATAAACCACTTTTTTTCCGACGAGTTTCACATCCATATTGGCAGACTGAAGCGGGAGAAGGCTGATCACGTCACCCGCGCTGTTGCGGTCCACCAGTGCATACGCGTTACCATAGAAACAGAGCTGCATCGTCATGGCCTCCCTGAATTCCTGGGCGGTCATGTACTGATTAGGGGAGTAGCGCAGCAGTCGCGCCAGCGGATTGCTCAAACCCACTTTTTTGCGGTTGTCATTCTGGTCTGTTTCGAAGACATCAAGCGGTAAGCATGCCGTGAGCGTTGAAATCAGGCTCACGCAGCGCCAAACCGTCGAAATTTGCAGTATCCGTTCATCGTTAATGGATGAATCGCCCAAGTGTCCGTGGGCCGAAACAGGCCCCGTCTGTGAGCCCTGATTTGGGGTGACTAAACGCCCGCCGACAAACCAGGACTGCAGCCTTGCCCACCAGCCGTTATTGGTGCGCAGGTCAATCGTGTATTTAGGTTCTTCCATCACATGCTCAGCGGTCGGAAAATGAAGTCATCGAAGTCACCACCCTGTTCGGTAACTTCCCCATTAGCAGCACCAACAGACATTGTCATTGCGACCATGCCATCAATACGGCCTGTTGCTTTGGACTTATCGAGCTTGCGGTTGCCAGCAGCATCTTTCACCACCACCGCATTCACAGCACACATCGTTAATACGGGGTGCATGCCATGCCTCACCCGCCCGTTAAGCATCAGAGACTCCAGCGTGTCTACAGCTGGCCCCATATCCTTAAAACCCTGTCCGAACTCGACCAGCGGGAGGCTCAGCCCAATGGCATCGGCATCCTTCCTGAACTGGTCAATGCGCCAGCGGTCAAAAGCCATCGAGGTAAGGTCGAAATCACCGATAATTTCAGCGATATCCGCAACGACGAATGAGTAATCCACTGAAGCGCCTGGCGTGGTGCGCAGCAGCCCCTCTCTAACCCAAACGTCATAGGGTGCGCGGTCCGTTTTGGTTCGCTCTTCAAGAGTCTTTTGCGGTGTCCAGAAGAAGGGGAAAACATCCCAGACACCATCATCTGCTTCACCAGCGATAACCAGCGCCGTTAAGTCGTTCCTGGCTGACAGATCTAGCCCCGCGTACCACTTCCTCGGGGTGTTAATCGGCATCTCTCCGCAAAGCTCCCACACGCTGCGGGAGATAAACGGCGATACGGTAGACACTCGCTGATTGAGGTTGAGGTTTCGGAAGGTATTTTCGAAGCTTGGCATTCGGCCAGCTTTCTCAGCCTGGCGCGCCATGTCTTTTTCTGACCTGAATGTGCCCAGCGCCGGGTTCGCGGCCAGCCAGGACTCGCGTTTACTGATATCAGCGTCTTTTGGCGCTTCATAAACGTGGCACACGATGTGCGGGTCTTTCGATTTGACTGCATCATCAATCCAGATGCTCAGCAGGTCGGCGTCATTTGCTGCCTGCGTACTGATAACAACCAGCAGCGGGTTCTCATGCGCCCCCTGCGCGGTAGTTATTGCATCGATAAAATCATCCTGCGGCCCCCTGACCTGCCCGGTTTCATCGAGAATGGCCAGAATGGGGGAAAGGCCGTGCGTCGTCTTGCCTTCTGCGGATAAAGCCTTGTATTCGACGTTACACGGCAGGCCGATCAGCTTTTTACCGCTCGGCGTAATGTGCACAATCTCCTGCAACTTAGGGTTCAGGTTGACCATCTTCACCGCGAGGTTAAAAACGATGGCAGCCTGTTCCCGGCTAAGTGCACCGCTGACAATCTGCGTGTTCTGGACCGCTTCAGGCCCCACCAGGTGAGCCAGCAGGATTCCAGCGATTAAGCCTGTTTTACCGTTTTTTCGGGCGATGCTGAGGATCGCCATATCCGTTCCGGCTGGATTGTCGTAAACCGCCAGGATGAAATCTTTCTGAAAGGGGTCCAACCGCATAGGCTGGCCGATAAGCTTGCCTTCCGGCACGATGCAAAAGCGCTCAATGAACGCTATTACACGCTCACCTCGCGTCATAGTCTTTTATCCGTGCTTGGGAAAGGCGATCAGGTTGTCGTCCTGGTCCTGATGCTCGGTTTTGGTGTTTCGTGCATCACGATCATTCTGATTGCGTTTCTTCTGGTCGCGGCTTTCACCGTTGGTTGCGTGGGAATGGATCTGCAGGTCACGGCGCTGAGCCAGGATAGTTCGCTGCAAATCAGGAATTTGTTTGCGGAGGTTTTTAATCAGCGCCTCATTTCTCGCTTCACCGCGCGCGCGTTCTTCTTTTCGCAAATCTCTGCGTAAAACGGTGAGATAGAGCTGGTTATTTGCCAGTTCTGCAGCGGCCAGAAGGTCGGCTGGCGTCCAGCTGTCCAGAGCTTTCGATCTGATATTGTCATGCCAGAATGGTTCGGCTTTTTTTTCCAAACCTGCATGGGACGGAGGATCGATGGTGTCCACTGCTGCATTTTTCATGGCCTGAACCGCTGCCGCCGAACTGTCGGAACGGGTTCGTTTATCTGCCATATGTCAACACCTTAAAACTAAAAAAATCGGGTTAGCGTTAAAATCAAACTTTGGCGGCGGTCATTTGGGGCAAAGGTTTTGAAGATTTGATCCCCCCCCTGCCCTGATGCGATTAATTCTCATTTCAAATCATTGCATTTGAAATGATTTCACATGATAGGTAATCGACTTGCCGCCGCGCTATGCCGAATGTTTGTCTACCTGTTCGAGCTTTTGAGCGCATTTCCCGTACTCGGGCAATACATGCCCTGAGACGGTCAGTGTCGGTACGTTCTCGCCTACGGTATGGGAGAACTGGATAGACGTTACGCGCTTCATCTCTATGCCATCAATTGTCAGCTGAACAAACTTACCGTCGCGGTATTCAATAATGAGGTCTTTCATTACGTACTCCAGTGAGACGCAGGATCGAGTGGGTAGCCGTTGGCATCACACCCTATTACAGCACCGCGCTTCTCCATTCTCTGTTTCGTTGAGTCATGATGTGCTTTGCACAGTGGCTGCCAGTTCTCTTTATTCCAGAACAGGAGCTGTGCCTTCGATATGGCCAGAGGGTTACCTGACTTAAGCGCATCTTTAAGTTTGTGGGGTTCGATATGGTCAACCACTGTCGCCGGGGTTATGCGTCCCTGCTGCTCGCACATCACACATAGCGGATGCTGCTGCAGGAAACGCAAACGGGCCTTATCCCATCGGCTGCCATATATGCGGGGCTCTTTGTTCATGCCAGTCTCCATGCGCGGCGGCGTTCCGTCCTCGGCTCGTTGTCAGGGTGACGCTCGACCGTCTGCATGTCGGCGTGATCCACCAGCGAGTAACACGGATAAATCACCCGACCACCGAACGCCTCACCGACGGCGTAATCAGCTGCCAGCGTTTTATTCCATGCGTTAAGCATGCGCACCAGTCTGCCCCGAGGAGGGCTGTAACATACGCCGTGAATCAGTTTGCTCAGAACAAGGTAATCAGCGTTTACTCTGTCTGCTTCCACCAGCATTCCGGCTATCTCTTTCTGATACTGTGGCGGCCGGCCGGTACCGAGATAAAAGCTCAGCATGTCGTCAGGGAAGCGCGTCAGCCAGTCAGTAACCTTTTCGTTGAATCCGATTACCGGCAACGCGTCGTCTTCCAGCACCACTACCCGGCATGGTTGACTGGCTGCCCATTCAAGCGCACGGCGATGATTCCAGTTAGCTCCGTGGTTACCGTTATCAATTAGCAGGAAAGCATCAATGGATTCAGCCAGACGCAACGCTTGTTTGTGTCGCGAGTGGTGGCCAACCACAACAAACTTCACTTGTGGCGAAACCATGCAACCTCCTTACCGATGCCATCAGTTTTGAAAACGGTATGCACCAGAGGGCCGGTGACCAGCCTGTCAGCGAATGACTGCGCAACGATACCGAACGCCAGCATGTCCCCCACCGCGGCGCCAGCCTGTTCTTTCTTCCAGAAACGATAACTCTCGATCCGGTAGTAAAGACGGATGATGCCGTGAGCGAACGCCATTACATCAGCGCGGGTACCACCCAGCAGACCAGCGTTTAGCATCACATCGTTGCGGTGCGCTTCGATGAACTCCTGATAGATACGCTCTGGATGGTTCTGCTTTGCCCAGGTGTCAGCATATGTTTTCGGTTCTGAACCGACATAAACCTTGCCGGGCTGCATTTCTTCCCACGGTGCGCGAAGCATTTCGACATCGGTCCCATCGGTACACCAGACGAAACGGTATTCAGGATGATCTCGCAGGTGCTGCCAGACGTGCAGCCAGCGCCGGAAGTAGACATTCATCTTCACGTCAGGAACGTGGTAAAGCTCAACGTCTGCCGGGGCTGTCTGCAGTTCATCCACCAGCGCAATACGTCCACAATTCCGAAGCGAGGCCGCCCACCTGTTAAGCATGTCAGGTGAGGCCGTCATTTTCGTGCCGCGCTGAGGGTCAGGCTGGCTGGTCAGTAACGTAGTGATAACCACGTCGCGCTGCCGCCGATAATCCACGTAACCGGTAAACCCGGCATCGCGCCGTTCGTTATGGATTTTAACGTTACGTTCTACCAGCGCCTGTCGATCTGGTTTCGGTACCGAACGCTCTACGGCTTCATGCTCATCAAGGGAATGAATCAGCTTTTCTGAACCGAGGACATCAGCGTAAGCCCACGTAGTCAGTCCTGCGTTATGGATGCGCAAGGCGAGGTCGCTGTGCTCGTACATGCCGCGACCATAAACCGGATCGAATCCGCCAACCTTCTCGATGGCACTGCGGTAGTAGTACAGCATCACGCCACGCTGCCCGGTGTAAGCGATGTGCTTATCATCCCGGTACAGGACCGCCATATCCTTCAGCTTATTCGTCCCTGCCAGATCGAGAAACTGGTAAGCCAGGTGCGGCTCGGGTGATTCGATGTAGGGAAGATGCCAGTTATCGGCGATGGCATACGCATCGTCATCCCACAAAAATAAATGTTCGCATCCTGAGTCCATAAGGCATTCAAGGCTGGCATTTTTAGATGCGACAATCCCAAGTGACTTATCGTGCCGGATTAACTTGCACCAATCCGGCACTTTTGCTGGAGGGTTGGACCCGTCATCAATGACGAATACCACAGCGCCGGCAGGTAAATGTTTACGATGTTGCTCAAGTGAATTTGCAAGTACCTGCGGTCTGTTATACGTAGTTATCGCGATCCCAATTTTATTGTGAGAAACGCTATCGGCGCGGACATAAGGAACCCCATCAACAATGACGTCCATTATTTCCCCTCAAATTCGTATCGTGCTTTTTCAACCGCAGCCGTTGCTTCGGATAATGTCCCAAATTCCTTTCGAAAAATGACATCGCCGTTTCGCGTAAGTGTTGCCCTGTACTTTCCGCTTTCCCTGATAGATACGCCCATTACCCCAGTGGAACTCACCGGCTTTATTCGGTTCCAGACGTTTACTGTGTGTGTAACCACCCTGAGGTGTTTTGGATTAACACACTTTCGGTTATGGCAGAGGTGATCAAGTTCAAAGCCATCAGGAACATTCTTGACCAATAGCTCATAACTGGCTTTGTGAGCCAGGGTCATCATCCCTTTGTGTTTAAACATTCCATATCCGTCTGGATTTATATATGCAAGCCAGTTCCAGCATCCGGTTGAATCATCAACCATATACTTGCTGCTCAATCTATCGAGTGGTGATTTTGCTTCGAGGGAGCCAGTTTTATAGAGTCGCAGATAATGCATCTGGCACATGCCTTTGCAATGCGCTGACCGTTCACATGAATTAACGGAACAGGTTTTTCCTGCATTTCTAACAAGTCCGCTCATCGGAGTTACCTTTTAGTGATGAACCTTGTCGCACAGGAGATCCAGCCCTCAGAAGGCTCCGACGCCAGCCGGTTCCTCAAGGGTCATCCTGAAAGGTTCTGAGTAGGATGTGCGCGTGCGATGCGCATTAAAAAACCCCGCGGGTGCGAGGCCGTTTTATACCTTGCAGGGGATAATGGCTGCCTTATCCGCTTGTGGGGATAACCATTATCAAGCCCACCAGCAGGTGAGCTTTGTAATGGCCACTTAATCGTCGAGTTGTAACACGCCACGCTCAAGTGAATCTGAATACGCGATCAGACCAGAATATTCAGGAATAATTTCACCATCATCTGCTTCTAACTCCGGGATTGTCCCCGTGGTGATGGTGTATTGAGGCGCGCCGTCTTCTTTTGCGAAATTAGCCAGGTCTTCGATTTGCTTAGCTGTGAGAACTACAGTCATGCTCTTTCCTCAGTAATTAAAGGCCCCGCTATTGCGAGGCTCTGGTTTCTTTCTGGCAGTTCGCCTGCCATGCTTTGTTATGCGCCAGGATGTCTTTCTTCGTCTGCTTATCCAAGACGTCAACATCGTGGTTTGTCACGTAGATAATCCGGGTCCACAGACAGCCCGTATCAACCACCACCGGGGCGGGTGAAGTTTTCGCGCAGCTCGCGATCAACATCGTCATCAGGCATGCGGTTAACAGTCTGCTGTACATTGCTGGCCTCTTTCGTTGCTTCTACCCGGCGTTCGGCTACTGCTTCAGTGGCTGCGGCCTTTTCTTCGGTGCGCTGCAGGTCTGCTTTCGCTTCCGCTTTGCTTGAGCCGCGAATATGGCCCAGGCCGAAAGCGCCAGCGATGGCGGCAATGACTGCTGCAGCAATACCAATTAAAGTTTCAAACCCCATAGTGACCTCACACCAGCACAGATTTCGCCAGGTTAAACAGCGCGCGGCGTTTATCCAGCCCGTTACGTCCGCCATTGATAAGCAGCGTGACGCGCTCCACGTCGCCGGAATGGAGCAGGCATCCGTGCGAGACGTAGAACCATGCAGCGGAGCGCGCAGCATATTCATCCTGTTCCAGCAATTCAGGCTGGGTTACAAGGTCCAACTTCAGCGCGTGGCCACAGTTGCGGTAATTGCTGAGCCCGGTGATTTGCTTCAGGCCGCGACCGCGATATTTCCACCCATCACCAGCAACCTGGTTGCCTAGGTTCTTTTTGCCCCACTCACCGCCATATACCAGATTGGCGATCGCTTTCTGGTTTGCCGGTTGCGTTGCTGTTCTGCCAAGTGCGGCGGCCTGCTGTGGAGTGATGCGGTGGCTGCCGAACGTCGGCACCAGGTTTTCAGCCGCGTAATTCAGGTTTTCCACCAGCCGGGTAAATCTGGTGCTTTCATGCCCCATCTGGGCAATAAACATGGCCTGATCAAGCGGTGCGGTGATGCCGTATTCCTTCATAGCGGCGTCGATATGCGGAAACCAGCGCGCAGCTAACCCGGCGCTGATACCAGCCGCCCTCTGAAATTGTGTTTGGTTCATTAGTACCTCAGATGATCAACCAGACGAGCCAGATTTCCCCGGACCTTCATAACAGCTGCGCATAGCAGGAGGTTTGCCAGCACCACCAGCCAGTGCGAGTCGTGGTACAGGCCGAAGATATACTGCAAAGGGATCGCGGCATAAACCAGCACGGTCACATATGCCAGGAACGAAACGAAAGGACGATGCCGGGCACCGTGGCGCTGGTAAAACATCAATACGACGACGATTACCGCGCAGATAAACGCATTAATGAATGCTGTCAGCTCACCTGCCATTACCCCCTCCTCCGCGTAAGCGCGAGAAAAAGCCGAACAGGCTGTTCAGGTCCTGGTTATTAAGAAAAGTTAGGATTTTTATGCACAGAGCAGACAGAATCACTGCTCCGAGTGCATCCAGCGGTTTTTCATATCGTGATGCAGCATTTAGCCACGAACCAACAAACCCGGCCCCCAGCACCCCAACGATGAACGAAGTCAGGAAATATGCAGCCAGGCGGGCACGTGTCAGGTTTGCCGCCGTAGCAACATAGAACACCGCACCACCGAACGCCCCGAATACCACGCCGAAATCTGTATGAGTAAAGAAACCATACAGGACTGATCCAAGCAGGCCGCCGCCCAGAAGTGCTCCGGTACCGGTTAATGGATCGGACATTACGCCCCCTCTGTTATTGCTGTGAATCCTCTCAGAAAAATTGAGGGGAGATAAAAAAAGCCCGCTTTTGAAGGCGGGCTAATGAGTGACTATTAGTAAGTAAGGTAGGTAGTCGTGGGTTTTGCTAACTGACCAGAGTGAGACAGTATCGGGCTGATTCACAACGGTTCAGGAGAACCATCAGGCAGTTACCTTCAACACACATTTCAAGCGTAGCAGCAGTTTGCAAATTCATAAAAAAAGGCCTGCTTTTTACGGCAGGCTCTCAAGGAATTTGAAACTGTATTGTTGTTGTCATGGTGCCGGGTGCCTCCCGGTGACTCTACTCCAGCCAGTAAAGTCGCGCGCATACCTGCAGATAGCAGTTGACTGGAACGCCCTTTCGCTTAGAAAGGATTCACCATGCAAATAAAATACGTCCCATTCATTCCCACAGTCAATGATTACCTTTCGCGATACCTCTCAGAAGGATGGGAAACAAAAAAGGCCACCCGATGGCAGCCTTAGAAAAGCAAAAACCCCGCCGAAGCAGGGTTTCAATGTTTGATTTCGTTTGGACGGTATCTTCCACGATTAGAAGCATACAGGACAGTTTTATGCAAAGTCAACACTAACGTGCAAAAAAGTGTCGCTATTTGCTCCGATCATATTAATAAGTTGTTGCCTTCTCAAATTCTACCGCCGCGTGACGCTCCCCCTGGCGCAGAGTGTCCACCAGCATTTCAAAAAAGGGTTTCCAGTTGCGTGACCATGAGGACTGATGGAGATCCGGGAGACGCTTCAGAATGGCACGGTGTACCGTCGCCGAGGAGATAGCAGAGAAGCCATTACCAGAGCAACGTTCACAGGTTTTGAAAACCGGTGCGCCACGTTCTTTGGTCGCTTTGCGGTCCAACACTTCGCCTTTACCGCCGCATCTGCACCGGGCAAGGATCACTTTCTTTCCTCCGCATGTTCCGCAAACCCTATTCACCAGCTCATTTTTAATCTTCGGGGCCACCACTTCGGCACCGTCGGCGTCGAAAATACCAGGATGTTTAACCACATCCTCATTCCCGGAGATAAACCCGGTCCCGCTGCAACTGTGACATGTCACGCTGGTAGCCGCCGAACGCGAGTAATCAGCAAAGGCAAACTGTGCCAACATCTGCATACACCATCCGAACTGCCCGCCAGCTGCTTTGCGAACATTCTTTGGTGCCGTTTCCATCGCGTAACGAGCCAGCGCCTGAACTGCGAGCTGTTCATCTGTTTTGCTGATTCCCGCTTTACCGAAGAACGCCGCCAGGCCGAAGCGCGCACGGCTGCTGGTGGTACCAATCGCCGCCATTACATCTGTTCCTGTTAGGCGGTCCGGAGAAGTTCCCTTCACGTCGTCGCTGATCTGCATTCCCTGAGGGCTAAAATGTTTAAGTGCCGCTTCCAGTTTCATAAAGTTGCCCTCGTTGCTTTGATGTTTTTAATAGTCTGCATTGCTGGAATGCCTTTCTTTTGAGTAACGTCTGGTCTGAGCTTTCTGCTGTGGCGCCGAACGCTGCTTTGCTAACTCCTGGTCAATTGGCAGGAAGTGCCCGTTATAGAATCGACGGTAGATCGTACCCAATTCACCGTTGCGCTGTTTGGTCACGTTAATTTCCGCGATCCCCTTCGCTGGCGACTCAGGGTTATAAACTTCATCTCGGTATAGCATCATGATCAGATCAGCATCAGCCTCAATCTCACCCGAGTTTTTGAGGTCTGAGTTCATCGGTCGTTTGTTGGGTCTCGACTCAACGCCACGAGAAAGCTGGCTCAGGGCAAGGACCGGAGTTTTATTGGATTTAGCCAGACGCTTGAGTCCTTTTGACACCTCACCGACGGCAAGGTCATATCGTGCAGTGCTTTCAATTTTGATGAGTGCCAGGTAATCCACGACCACCAGCGCTATTTCCGGATGCGCCATTTGCAGGCGGGTAGATATCTGCTGGATCTGATCAACGGTCAGATCGGTAGAATCAACCATCCAGATACTGCGCCCTGTAAGTCGACCGACACCATCAGTCAGCCTCGCCCAGTCTTCATCATCGAAATCAGCAGCTCTTTTCAGACGTGAAACCGACATTCCCCCAGCAGCGGATACCATGCGCTCACCGATCTGGATGTTTGGCATTTCCATGCTGAAGAACAGGACACCACGGCCTTGTTCAGAAACTTTGTCGATGATATCGAGCGCCAACTCAGTTTTTCCCATCGACGGGCGCGCAGCGATAAACACCAGATCTGTTGGTTCAATGCCGCCAGTCTTTGCGTCCAGTTCTTCGATACCTGTCATGAGGCTTCTGGCTTCTTCAAGCCCACGGTTGCGCGCATCTACCCGATCCAATACAGCGGGGAGAATGTCGTCAATATGAACTGGCTGAACGGTCTTTTCTTCGAGAGTAATTGCGGCAATGCTATTCTGTGCGGCCCTGAATGCCGATAAAGCCGCATCACCATTGTGAGCACTCCGGATATCTGCCAGCGCCCTTTCAATCACGGCTTCGGCATCGCGAACAGCTGCATTACGCTCCAGCGTGGAAACGTAGGACACAAGCGCAGACTTCGCCCATGCGATACGGCTCGAGTCCAGAATGATTGCGCTGTGCTTTGGCATGCTTTCGCAGAGAAGTACAGGGTCAATAACGCCAGCTCCACGCGCCTGACGGCAGATCCCAGTATATATTTCCCGATACTGCGGTACCGAGAAAGCGGTGGCCGGCACCCTGGAAAGAATATCCAGTACCTCAGGGTCGGCTCCACGCAGAAAAATTGCGCCGATCACCGCACCTTCCAGATCTTCATTTTTCCAGACAGGAGTCATGCTACAACTCCTGACGCGATGGCACGGAAACTTCCCCAGCCAAATGCCAGACGGTTGCGGCCACCATCTGTAACCCGGTCCACGATTCGCTCACCAATAGTCTCTTTCAGCTGGTCAAATGTGAGATTGCTGATCAGGATGGTTGGCAAAATGCTTTCGTACCGAGCATTGATAATTTCCTGCAGGATGGTCATTTCAGTCGGGCTGCCGAACTGAACACCAACTTCGTCGATAATCAGCAGATCCAGTGAAGCAAAGCGTTCAATGACGTCTTCCTCGGTCATTTCGGCATTGTGGCGCCATGTGCTTTTTACCGCTCGGGTGAGGCGCATGACATCGGTGATTTCCACATTCGCAAGGTGATCGCGGATGATGCTCTTTGCCATAGCCACTGCCAGGTGGTTTTTGCCGGTGCCGCAATTGCCGGTCATAACAAGCCCGGTACCGGCATTAAGTCGCTCAGGCCAGCTGCTGGCATAACGCTGACAAGCCGCGAGATTTTTGGCGGCATCCTGATTGATGGCCTGGTAGTTATCGAATTCACATGCTTCGAACCGTCGTGCAATCCCGGCATTGTCTATCAGGTCGGCTACTCGTAATGCGCGCAGACTGGCTTCAATGTCAGCAAGTTCCGCTTTCACACACTCCGGGCACTGGGAGTGCTTAACATTTTCAACGCCACGATACGCTTTTCCAATGAGGGTAATACGCTCAAAATCGCCATGCTTCTCGCAGGTGGAGGTGCTGACTTCGCCTGACTCCCAGCTTCCCCATTGCCACGGTTTTTTATGCTCTACAGCGAAAGCCAGTTCTTCACTAAGCCCTTCACGTTTCGCCACCAGAGCTTCCCTTTCTTCACGTTGTTTGATACTCAGCATTGTGATTTCTCCTGCTTACCAGTTGCAGTCTGACTGGCCATAATCTTGCTCACTGAACCCGGACACCGGCAAACCTCCAGACCTTCCGTTTGTTGGGCCAGACGGTGCCTGCCATGCCTCTTCGAAATGCCGATCGGGACCAAAGAAAGTCGCCGCCTGTTTCACGTACTGTGTTCCAGCACTACCTGTAGCACGGACATAACCGGCATAACGGTTTACGCCAGCCAGCATTGCCTCAGTGGTAACACCGTCTTTAATTCGAGCTTTCCAGGCTTTCCAGGCAGCGGCCTTGGAATTACCACCAGCACGTTTTGGGTATGCCTGCCATGCCTGCTCGAACTCGTTGGAATAGTTTCCCTTGGAAGAGCGATTTTCAGAATCGTTGTCAGATGAACCGTTATATTTAGGTTCTATGACTGATTCATTGACTGGTTCAAAAGAGTGACTGATTCTGGGTGCAGCTCCTGCACTACCCCCTAGTGAATCTCCTGCACTATGGGGTGAATCTCCTGCACCAGGTAGTGAACTATTTGCACTACCCCCTAGTGAATCTCCTGCACTATGGGGTGAATCTCCTGCACCAGGTAGTGAACTATTTGCACTACCCCCTAGTGAATCTCCTGCACTACTGAAATCAAGCCGATATACATTACTTGAGTTACCTTTTGGACCTGGGCGAAGTTCTTTTTTTACCAGGCCGCATTCACATAAAGCATCAATGTGAATCATCACAGATCGCTTACTGATTTCGCACTGATCGGCGATATGTTGATAGCTTGGCCAGCACTCGCCATGGTCACTAGCGTTATCTGCAAGCTTCAGTAGCACGAGCTTACGCAGTGGATTTCCCACCTTGACCTTCATTGCTTTAACCATCAGTTCCATGCTCATGCGACACCCGCCAACTCATTTTCGTTACTGAATTCAGCCACCAGTAAAGGTTCGCTGACGCAATAATGCCGTGACATGTCACACCTCATTGCCCGGACGTGGGAAAACAAGCATTTCTCGCTTGAGGGGTTTTTTACCCACAAAAGTTCTACTTGCTGCTTCAATAGAAGTTGCAAGTTTTGGTGACGCATTTCTGTATCCGTAGGCAATAAGATTCAAATATCCTGTTGATGTACCGCTCTTAACTGCCAAAGCGTGCCACTCTTCTTTAGTGGAAGCACGACGCCAGGAAAGAAGTTCGTTTTCCATACCCACACCTCAATTTATCATTTTGGTAAAGTTTATCTTTACGATAACTATGAGGCAAGATAAATTTATCAAATTGGGTATTTATCATATTGCTAAAAAGTGGGAGTATTTGGTCATGGACATAAAAAACATTCGACGCCAGAACCTAAACAGGTTGATTGGTGAGTACATCGTGGAAGGTTATACCAAGGCACAAATTGCTGAAAAAATTGGTATACCCCCTTCTCAACTGAGTCAGTTATCTGGCTCTAACGCCTCTCGTAACATTGGCGACATAATAGCTAGGAGAATTGAGTCAAGTATGGGCCTGCCCCATGGCTGGATGGATTCAAAGAGAGCAGATGTTGATGCATCTGGTACCAAGCCTAACTTTTTCATAAATCCACTGACAAAAAATCAGCAACAATACCGAATTGAGGTGATGGACACTGAGTTCAGTTGCGGAAGTGGCAGGATGAACATGGACTATCCTGAAATAGTTAAATCGATTGAACTTGATCCAGAGGAAGCTAAAAGGATGTTTGGTGGGCGTAGCCCTACCTCCCTGAAAATCTGCACGGTTGTCGGAGATAGCATGCTCGGGACTATTTTCCCTGGGGATCTTGTCGTTATAGACGTTACGGTAAACCGGTTGATAGGTGATGGGATTTATGCGTTCGTTTATGGTGACAACTTTCATATCAAACGCTTACAGCTGCTTAAGGACAAGCTGGTAGTCATCAGCGATAATTCAACTTACGAAAAATGGTTTGTATCTGAAACTGATCAAAGCGAGTTTCACATTCAGGGCTTAGTTGTCGGTAGATGGCAAATGTCATACAACCGTTTGGGTTGAGACTCATACATATAAAAAACCAGCTTCGGCTGGTTTTTTTATGCCCTGCACAAAATAATTTACCATATATATCAAAGGCATAACTATTAATTTATCATAATTTATCAAAAAGATATTTACCAAAATTTATCTTTGAGATAAAGTTCATTCATCGGCAAACAATGGAGCCAATGAAATGAATACTCAAATCACCGTAGCCAAAACCATCGGCAAAAGAATATTAAATCAAAGATCTTCGCTTCGACTCTCTCAGGATTTTTTGGCTGATCATCTTGGTTTAACAACCGAAACCATTAACAACTTGGAAACGGAAAAAACTGTTCCTTTTGCTGACCAGTTAATCCAATTGGCTAACATTCTTCATTCTGATGTTCTGTGGCTCATTTCAGGAAACGAGCAGTGCGGTGAATTTACAGAACCAACAAGTATTATAACGTCCAATCAACTTAACTCATGGTCTGCTGATATTGGCAATTGCAGAATGGCTTTATCTAACGCTATGGATTGCATGCCTCCGGAATTGTCGTCTATCGGTACACTAACTATCGTTTATGAAAAATTAGACGACTTGCAAGAAACCATCTGCAAGCAAGCCGACAAAATTTAAAATTAATTAACATTATTTAATTAACACCTTTCTTGGTGGGGACAAACTCACCCTTAGGAAATGAAAATGCAAAATTCCGTCGCAATTAATCAGCCGATTAAAACGCCTCAAATGCTGTTCGGATCTGACAACATTAATGACTTTGGTAACCGCGTTCAAAGCTGCCGGATGGAAGGTTACTCCATGCAGCCGACCATCGAACCATGTGAGGTTGTGGCTTTCGTTGATTGCGGTGGACATGCGCTTACCTCTGGCATTTATGTTTACACAATGGATGCTTTTGGTCGCCCATGCCTTTTCATTAAGAGAATCGAGCCATTAGCTGATGGCTCATTAAAAATCATTTCTGATAACCATCATTACGAAACTTTCACCCTTAATACCGATGAACAGAAAGAAATCAAAATTCACGGTCGGGTGGTGGCTTCTTTGGCTGTGAGGCGCTTCGTATGACTTTCATCATTGATAAATCGGCATATAGAACAGCATGCCTTTATGCGGCCTGCGATTACGAGGTAATCGCTCGTCTTTATCTTAAAAAAGCATATGGTCGGTAATTATGAGCTTATTAAAAAGGCAAGACATTCAGGTTGTGAACATCAAAGCCGAGCAACTGGCTGGTTTATCGCAAACATTATTTGAATATCACGACAAACTGGACCATTTCCAACTTAAAACTATTTGCTCTCTTGTTTATGACATTGCTGGCGAAATTCATGATTGGACCGAAAAAGAAGAGGAAATTGTTATGAGCTTAGAGGAGGAGGCTCGCCGCAATGGATAAATTAATCGAGACATATCGCCGCCGAATTTTAAAGGCAGCGTTATTACGCCACCAGCGTAAAACGGGCAGTAACTGCCTTGTTATAAAGCTCAATAAAGGCGGTATTAACACGGTCGAGTTAACAGAGATTCTTCTCGATGGATTATTACGAAAATTCGAAAGGCTTGCGTTCAGTGAGTACGGAAATGTCGATGGTGTAAAAGCCATCATGGGAATTTACAGCGGCGCTGTTGATGTAAATGGCAGCGGTGAATTCCTTACGGATAGCGGAAAGGAGTTAATCGACGAGCTCATTTCTGAGCTGGTCGAGTTCGTCAAAAAACAAAAAGTGGAGGCTCCGAAAACGGAGGGTCATGAAATGGGGGGATCTGATGGCACTTACAGCGATACGAATTCCTGAGTGGGTTCACCTCAAAGCAGCACACGTTTTAAGCCAGTTCAGAACAAGGCGCATTCACCCCTGCCGTATGCACGGCTCCGGTAATTTGAGCCTCAAGGTTAATCACCGATGGCGGCTGCTGTCCCGCGATGGCGGCAAGAACTGGGAAGTCATGAGTCACGAACGATACAGCAAAGTTAAGGACCGGAAATGAACGATAAACGCATCAGCACCACCTCAATTGACAGCGCCTTTGCCAAGGAGCTGCAGCCCGTTTACGTCGTATCTCGACACGGCTACTCGCGCCGTTTCCTCAGCAGGAGCGCAGCGATCAGTAACCTTGCTCACTACATGGTAACCAAAACTTTTCATCGTGCCGGTTTGAACACCAACGAACCAGACGAACCTGTTTTCAGCAATGGTGTGCTCGTCAACCGCATGGGCCAGCACACACAGCAATATCTCTTTGCACATAACCGATGCATGCGGCGCATTCGCCGAATTCTGGAGCGTAAGCGCGAAGCACGTAAGTGGCTCGGAAAGTGGGACGCCATGCATGACCGATTCGTGAGAGAGCAGGCAGAACTGCAGGCCTGTAAACCAGAGGGGCTGCGCTGATGATTGCTTACTTACGCGTTGTTCTCTCGCTGGTAATTGTCGCCAGCGTTTATGGCCTTTTCGTTCCGATCCTCATTTCGATGAAGGACACCACAGCAGTGTTATCCGGTTTTGCCCTGGCGATCATGACCCCGCCGTGCATCTACGCCATTTGTAAGGGTCTTGTTGTAACCGTAACTAAGGAAAAGAAATGAAAAAAGCAATTATGGCTTCAATTATCGCGCTCTCTGCCATCGGTCTTGTAGGTTGCGATCGTGTCGAGCCCGGCAACGTGGGTATCAAGGTGAATAAGCTGGGAGACGACAAAGGTGTCGGAGAAGTGGTTGGAGTAGGCCGCTATTGGACCGGCTGGAACACAGAGGTCTACATCTTCCCAACCTTCAAACAGATGAAAACCTACGACGACGCATTCAATTTCCAGATGAGTGACGGCACTACGATCGGCTATCACATTGGTGTCGCCTATAAAGTTGATCCAACCAAAGTGACGACGGTCTTCCAGACCTATCGCAAAGGTGTGGACGACATCACCGATACCGATCTGCGCCAGAAGATTGCCGATGCCCTTAATCGTCTCGCAAGCCGCATGAGTACCGATAAGTTCATTGACGGCGGGAAAGCTGAGCTGCTTGAAAACGCTCTGAAAGAGATCCAGTCCGACATGGGGCCGGTAGGAATCCAGGTTATCAGCCTTTCTTACGTCGGCCGTCCTGAGTACCCGCCGACAGTTATCGACAGCATTAACGCCAAAGTCACCGCCAACCAGAAGACCCTGCAGCGCGAGCAGGAGGTGAAACAGCGTGAAGCCGAAGCAAACATGCTGCGCGCTGAAGCGGATGGCCAGGCAGACGCAAAGCTGAAGTTGGCGGAAGCGGAAGCGAAGTCTATCCAGATTCGTGGGCAGGCCATGCGCGAAAACCCTGAAGTGCTTCAACTGGAGGCCATCAACAAATGGAACGGCACTCTGCCCCAGTACATGACCAGCGGCGCCAATACTCCATTTATCCAGGTTAAGTGATTCACCAGCCCGGCGTAAAGCCGGGCACTCAGAAGGATATCGAGCATGAACACAGTAACGATCAATAACAAACGGCTGCCGGCAGTCGAATATCGCGGTCAGCGCGTTGTGACGCTGGCGATGATTGATGAAGTCCACCAGCGACCAGAAGGCACCGCCCGTGCAGCATTTAATCGCAATAAAGACCGCTTTGTTCGCGGTGAGGATTATGAAGAATTAGGTGCAGACACTATACGTACGGACCTTCCCGTTGGAGTTTTTTCGAAATTTGCGCCATCAGGAATTGTCCTCTTCGAATCAGGGTACCTGATGCTGACGAAACCATTTAATGATGATCTGGCCTGGAAAGTACAACGCGAGTTGGTAAGTGGTTATTTCCGTCATCAGCAACCACAACCATTGACTGAAATCGAAATGATCGCCGCTATGGCCGCCGATGCCGTTCGCCAGCAAAAACGCCTGAATCATGTTGAAGAGCAGATCGAAACGGTCACCGAAGCGGTGGAGAACATCAAGCGCGGCACCATGCGCGCCGGATATGTCGGTTACCGCCAGGTGGTAGCCAAAAGCGGAATGAGTGACGCGAAGTGCCGGAATTTGGTCAATGCCTACCGCATCCCGACAGACACGCACGAATTTATGACTCCAGACGGGCTTTTGTCACGTAGGGCTATCGTCGAACTGGAGCCATTCATGACCGCGTTTCGCCAGATGATGTCAGAGGCTGAACCGCGCGGCACCCGCTGGTATCACCCTAAAATGGGTCTGTTCCAGGCGATTGGGTGGGAGGGTTAATAATGCACAAATTCTACGTCGAGACAGACAATCTGAACACAATCAGCGAATGCCTGCAGCAGCTCGTTAACGCAGAAGAAGCGCAGCTCAGCATTGAAGAGCAGCTGGCGAGATCGAACAGCTGCAGTGACTGGAGCGCATGGCGGAAAAAGGCAGAAAACGCGCTACGGGTGATCAAAGGTAAGCGCCGCATCATCACAGCTCGTCTGGCTGTCCTGCGCCATGAGGAGAAGGAACGCAACCTGCAGCTGCACCAGCAGCACAATGATTTTCTGGTTCAGGCTCTTCGCGAAATTGTAACGCCCTCTTCTTTCGCGCGGTGCGTTCGCCTGGCTAAAGAAAAAGTGGAGGAGAACCATGCAAACCAGTGCTGAAATTATTCTTCTGGTGCCGAATGACTGGGTTAGCGAAAAGGTTCTGATTGCGGTTACCGGGCTTAAGCCCGGAACCATCACCCGAGCCAGAAAAGAATCCTGGATGCTTGGCCGCGAGTACCTGCACATCTCACCCGATGGCAATCCAAAGCCTTCGAGCGAATGCATGTACAACAGAAAAGCCGTTGATCAGTGGATCGAGGCTCAGAAAAAAAATCAACCAGGTGCGAAGACAGCATGAAAAGCAGTACACTCGTCAACGCTCCTGGACGTCAGGAGGGATTAATGGCTAATGCATCATACCCGACAGGCGTCGAAAACCACGGCGGTTCACTTCGCATCTGGTTTGTATATAAAGGCAAGCGAGTCAGGGAAAACCTCGGTGTCCCTGATACTGCCAAAAATCGCAAGATAGCCGGCGAGCTTCGTTCTTCAGTTTGTTTTGCGATAAGGATGGGGAATTTTAACTATGCGGAAAAATTCCCAAACTCACCGAACCTTGCCCGGTTCGGTCAGGATAGAAAGGAAATTACTGTGCTGGAGCTTACCGAAAAGTGGTCTGAGCTGAAGAGGATGGAAATCAGCTCTAACACTATGAGTCGGTACGAATCCATCATAAAAAACATGCTTCCGCGCATCGGCGAAAACAAAATGGTTTCTGCGGTGACCACTGAGGATTTGCTGTACGTGAGAAAGGAGTTGCTGACGGGTTTTCATGTAATGAAGAAGGATCACCGGACACAGGTTAAAGGCAGGAAGTCTTCGACCGTGAATAATTACATGATGCTGATGGCCGAGATCTTCCAGTTCGGAGCGGATAACGGTTACGCAAAGGAAAACCCGTTTAGCGGAATTAACCGCCTCAAAAAAGCGAAAGGTGAACCAGATCCACTCACGACAGAAGAGTTTATCCGGTTTATCCAGGCTTGCGGCCACCAGCAGATGAGAAATCTCTGGTCGCTGGCAGTCTATACTGGAATGAGGCATGGGGAGTTGTGCGGTCTAGCGTGGGAAGATATCGATCTGCATGCCGGAACCATCACAGTGAAACGCAACCTTACCCAGACGAATGAGTTCACCCTGCCAAAAACCGACGCAGGCACTGACAGGGTGATTTATCTCATTCAACCAGCTATTGATGCCCTGAGGAATCAGGCCCAGCTGACGCGCCTTGGCCGGCAGTATGAGATTGAAGTGAAATTGCGGGAATATGGCCAGTCAGTCATACACCCCTGCACTTTCGTTTTCAGTCCTCAATGCGTCAAGCATGGGCCTCGTAGAGGATATCACTACGCGGTTAATTCGATTAATAAAATTTGGGCCCCGATAATCAAGCGCGCCGGAATACGGTACCGCAACGCCTACCAGTCACGACATACTTATGCGTGCTGGTCATTATCAGCTGGGGCAAACCCAAACTTTATAGCAACTCAGATGGGACATACCGATGCACAGATGGTTTACAAGGTGTATGGAAAGTGGATGTCAGAGAAGAGTACCGAACAGGTTTCCCTGCTCAACCAGGCGCTTTCACGCTTTGCCCCATCACTGCCCCAAAGCATGGTAGTAGCACAGTAGTAATCTGTAAATTCAAGTGGTTAGCAGTCATATAGCTACATTTGTATAACACGGGGCACAAAATGCCCTCGACCATAAAGAGCGCTTATGTTGTGATCGGGGTTCAATAAATCACTAAACAAGGTATACTCCGGAGTTGTTTATTGTACTAAACGCTCCTGTGAGAGGATGCTACTGCGCACCT